CATTTCTGAGGGCCGTCGTCTCGCCGAAGGTGGTGAGTGGGCGCTAACTGACGACATACCTGACCTGACATATCAAGGTGAGCAAACAGCCCCTCAGGAAGAAGACTTACCCACGCTCACGCCTAAGACTGCCACGGAAACCGCGACTGAAGTTTTGAGACAGATTGGTCTTGACCCTGACGCTGAGCGGGCGATAGTCCGATTAGTTATGAGACAGATCACGAAAGAGATGGGACATACGAACGCGTCATTCAAGGATGCCCTCGCTCGAAATGACGCATTGTTAGCTAGGGACATTAAAGTTTGGGTTTCCGGCACTTTGAACGCGCGCGAACAGTCGCATGATGAGAAGAAGCGTACAGGCTTAGAGGAGCTAGCTACCAAGATTGCGATTATTGAGTCTCAGATTGAGTCAATAATGGACACACTCCGCGTCCAGAATGAGGCGCAAGGGAAAATAATCAGTGAAGCGATCAGCATTGTTAAAGACACCCGTCGCATAGCTGACGAAAACGAATCGGACTCCTCAACCGTCGCACGCCTCAAAGAGAGAGCTGACGAGCTCGCAACGACCACAGGAAAACTACAGGAACAGCTCACTAGTCTTCCAACGAAAACCGCGGCAAGGCCGCGTACTTTTAAAACATCCTTTTGGTAGCGCAAGTATCGTCCACATTGCGGTTGATTTAAAGAAACTAGGACAGCACTTACAGTTCTTGTCCAATCTCTTCTCCTCTGATTCTAACACTCGCGGCACACTTCCTTCGAACGTTACACTACACTTACCTGACCAGTCGTCCCCCTCCGGCTTCCTACAATGGCGACTTCTTCTGGTACTCAGATCGACTTATGGAATGAGACAGGTGCCGAGGTCACCGGTGCAGCTCTTCGTAAAAGGTTTCCGGAGATCACCGCAGTACCACACGTGGTCCAAGTAGTCCTAACTGGCCCGGCTGGTCTCGCGTACCTGGCTTGGCAAATCCGGAAAACCACCGACAAAATGCTCATTGTGCGATGTCTAGCATCCGCTGTCGCATCTATCTTCCAGGACAAGCGGAATTTAACCGGGTCACCAACTACGCCGGTAGACTTAACTGGTATTGACCCAACTGGAAAAGAAGACCAAGACACAGTTGAGACAAATCTCAGCGGCGCGGAGGAAGTTACATACGGTGAGCTACTCGAACTTGCTGCTGCAGATCCCGACGAGGTGGCGTTTTACTTCGGAATGCTTTTCCTCGCAGCGGTCAAGAAAGTAACGCCTGCAAATCGCACGGCGTTTAACGAATTACGCCAAGAAACCGTTAAGCGTGCACTGACCGTAGACCCGGTAGTGTTCGTTCCGGACTCCGAGTACCTTGAAGATAAGATTCTTAACAAGGTGTACGCGGCATGTACAGTTCACATGTCGATCCGAGCGAATCTTTTCGCGGAAACGGCAAAAATGATGGGAAAGCTGACACTCGGAAGCCAGACCACGTTTGCAATGTTCTTCATGTTATTGGCTGACAGTGGACTCGGATCCTTGAGAATTATCCGTGACGGCGTCCGGAAGTACCCGTGGATACGCACCGATTTCCCTGAGCTCGCGCCCGAGCTTAGAGCAGCAACCGAAGCTCAGAGGCACGTTAAAACTGCTCCGATGGAGTTCAGAGCGTTCGTTAAGGCGGTCTACGGTGCATCATACGTGCCAGTGAGTCAAGCTGAGATTCGTAACCTACTCGGTGTGTCGAAATACTGTCTTCAACATTCCGCCGCGCATTACGGACGCTTTGGAGGAGGGGACATCACTCCAGCACAACAGATCTATGTTGACAATAAGTTAGGTGCAATTGTAACTCCGCAGAGCTCAGGTGCCGAAGGTGAGGAGTAATTCAGGCAGTAAACGTGCGAGAGGCAGAATTTAAAGAAACTAGGACAACACACGACAGCACTGTTGCAACCCATCACACTTCGCCCGACCTTACACACCTACGCGACACCACAATGGAGTACGACGACGACTTAGACGGTCCGCTGAACATTGACGAAGAAGAGCTCTACCGTGGTAACAAACCTACAGGTGTCCTCGAGAAACACTTAGACTCTCCAATCTCATCCGAGCGCTTACGTCGGATTATCGCCGGTTTCATCCGATGTTCCAGGAAGTACGGACGAATTACGAACGTTGAACTTTCGTACATCTTTCCGCGAGGAGACAACAAAGCTTACGGAAACATCCTCCACGCGTGTCAAGCACTTCTGTCCGCTGCAACCAGTGTCAAAGCAGACCCTCTCGAGCTCGACATTATGAGCGCGCGTACGTACTTCCAGATAATTGGTGCCGCAGGTGGGACTCCTACGCGGGTAGACCAAGACGCACAGGTCGCGTCCTATACATTCGATTGCGTCATGCAGTCTCACCTCCAATACTGTTCTGACGTATTGAAGCCGGAAGAATTACACAAACACAAACAAAGACTTGAGCGAGTTAAAAGTAACCCAACAAGTGTTACACACCACTGGGCGAATAATGCGGCATGCTGGGACCGAATCGTAGAAGAATACCGAATGTGGTACGCAACTACACGACACGATATGCGTATCAGGACTTACAAACAGGGAGCTGTGACGTGGGTTTTCACAAAGTACGCGCTTCTCGCGCAGCTAAGTAACAAGTGTTTCATATGTACTTATGAACACCTCCAAATGTTACAAGACGTGTGTCTAATGAGGTTTAACACCTATTACGCTCTCGACATCGGACTTCACAACGGAACCGCGTTACTTCGGAGTTACGTGACCGACCTGTTAGATTGGCAAGAATCCTGTCTCGCCGTGTACGGCGAAGACGGTTACGAGTTAATCAAGGCACCGGAGGCGATATTCAAGGCACGACTAAACACAATTTCAGGCGGTGATATACTGCCGGTCACCTCGTACCTGCGCACACTTCGAAAGCTCGAAGAAAAAGAAAAGAAAATCAAAGGACACATTGCAATGACTTCCACTCTCGACGCGATCGCCCGGAGAGTAGACAGTCTAGCAGATTGCGCTGAGTTGTTCGGTCTTATCAAGCTCTCAGGTCACCCGACAGTAGACCCTCGGCTCTCTGCGGCGTCGGTGAAAGCAGAGGCGTTGAACTACGGATTCGTTCACCCGATGCAAGTACTTAGGTCATTGAGAGCCTTCAAGCATGTCATTCTCTCAGCTTACATCAACAAACACCAGACGTGGCCGCCTCTTTCGCTTAAGCCCGCTCCGGGAACTGCCTTAAGGAGACTTTGGCAATCACGTGTTACTTCTCTTCCGATGAGTTCGTACCCACAATCTGATCTTGACCACGTAGAATTCGGTCAATTCCTTGACTTCGACTACTCGGACGATTACCTTAAGTTTCTAGACGACAAGGCGATTTGTCCGGGGGCGCACAAAGCAGCAAATTTCTGGTACGGCGGCGACAAAGCGGACAAGCGACTACTTCTGGCCGCGCTACGAGAGAAGCAAATCGACATGCGAGCCTTAGTCGATCGATTCTCGCGTCGTGGATTTGGAAAAGATGAGCTTATTGTTGAACTCACTCAGAAAGAAAGAGAGCTTAAGCGAGCTGCGCGGTGTTTTTGCAAGCTACCCCTCGCTGTTCGGTGCTTCTTCACCTTGATCGAATACAATCTAGGTGAGCAACTGATGAAGGATTATGTTCCGCAGCAGACTATGACTATGTCTTCGACCGACACCAAACGTCGGCTATACGACATCTCGAAACCGAGATCAAACCAGAGGAGTTGCTTTCTTGAAACAGATTTCTCACGTTGGAACCTCGTAATGCGGTCAGAAACCGTAGACCCGATCGCGAAGGTAATTGAGGATTGCTACGGAATGCCAGGAACGTGGACTCAGGCACACTGGTTCTTCACCAACTCCACGATCGTTATGACTGATAAAGACTGCTGTCCCGACGGAGTTCTCCCCGGAATGCACGCTTCTCTGTGGCCGGTAAGTGATTTAGTGTGGCGGGGTCACCTGGGAGGGTTTGAAGGGATACAACAAAAACTGTGGACTTTAGTCACGATAGCGATGATATTCGCCGCAATGAGGGGGTTACATGTTTCTTTCTTACTTGCTGGTCAAGGCGACAACCACATCATGGCAATAACCTTCCCTCCCGACACCGACATGCGGACCGGTCTAGTTAAATTACTAGCACGACTTGAATTTTATTGTAGATTGATGAACCACACAGTTAAACCTGAGGAATGTATTGACTCGACTACTGTGATCACATACAGTAAGGAACTTTACGTATCCGGGGTTCATTACATGTTCACTTTAAAGTTCGCGAGTCGAACATTCCGGCGCGAAGACTCTGACGTCCCGTCTATGACAGCAGAAATCGCCGGTGTATGCTCGTCTTCTGGCATGGTAGCGAACACTTTGACCGAATCGCTTCTTGGTCACTACTGGCAAACGTTTCAACTCTGTAGGTTGATTACAAGCTGGATCAGCAGTCCGGTGTACCGCTTCGAACGACCCTACCTACAGACGTTGTTCCGTCGAAGTCGAGACAAAGCGGCATTTGCTCTTCTTCTCCCGGGTAGTCTCGGTGGTCTTCCTGTTCAGTCGTTCACCAAGTACTACATACGAGGGGAGGTCGATGATTTGTCCTGGGACGTAACCGCAATCAAGATGCTCGGACCACACCTGCCAACGTTAACCACGGACCTACGACTACTACTCGCAGGGGATTATTCAACCCGGAAACCAGACCTTTCAGCACTCCTTCTTGACCCGCACTCGATACCGATAGACCGCCCAAAAGACCAACGACGCTTGATTAAAGACGCTATTGCTTCGAACCTCCCGTCGATCACAAAGAACATATGGTTGAAGGAGATTCTTGATAAGTCGATAGATTCGGTTGGAGAGTCACTCCGTGACATACTTGCACTATCTGAGCCTTTGTATCCGGACATTATCAGCGACTTGCACAAAGCGTCACTTGCAGGACTCAGCGACTCCGTCAAAGCCCGCTTTAACATGACACGTACAATCGCTCAAGTTCTCGGCGGTCAGAACTTCGTACGCGAGATTCACCAATCTAACGTTGATCTCTTCCGGTTCGTGACTGGTAGACAGCGTGTCGCGGAGCAAAGACTTAACGCAGCCCCAATCCACGATAGTGCTTACGACATTTGCCACCGTCTCAGACAAAAATGGGGACCGTCTGTTTCAAACGCAATGATTGGAACGTACTGCCCGTTGGATCAACCTTTAAAACACGGCGTCACGGGTCATGTCGGCATTAAATGCGCGACACGGACACACGCGCCAACACTCACCTCGACGATTGGGGACTACCCGCCAAATTTCGGAACGCAAACTCGACAAAAGGTCTCAACACACGGTTATAAGATAGTCATGAGTCAAGACACAGTGAAAGATCTTAAGTCGTTAGTCCTAGTTGCGTCCGAGTTAAATGCTGGCGCGCGACTTCGCCAACTTATTTCGTCGATTGCCGAGTCACGTTCTAAATGGGATCTGCAATCACTGGAGACTATCTTCCCAACAGCGTACGGCGGAACAGCAGCACATCGACATGCGCGCATACAAAGACGCGTATTCTCGACTCTTGGGTCGAACACCGTCCCAACCCACCTCAATTTCTCATCCGACAAGTCCGGTTTACTTGCAGGTGGTACTTACGACTACCCAGTAGTCTTCCAGGAGTACTACCTCATATTGACTCAGTTCGCGCAGCAGTTTTCGCACGTGAGCGATTCTCTTTTAGCTTTCACAATATGCATTGGAGACCAACCTCTTGACCCGATTCCAGACAGGAACGTAGAGATTCCGGAGGGTTCTCCTCCTGTCAAGTGGCCTGTGGTGGAGACAACAAACAAACTCGCGTTTGCAGACACGTTACAATTCTCGCACGTCCCCTCGAAGCCGACATCAGCGATCGTGCCGATTGCGAAACTCCCTATACCCCAATCTTCTATCCTTTTCACAACATTTATTGACGCATCGCGGTACCGGACAGAATCTATAACTAGACTCGCGTCCACAGTTCTCCATGCGATCGAGCCGCTAGATTTGAAAGAATTCCTCTTGACGTCTCTCACGGACACGCTTAAGGCGTGCTCTGCAGCGGCGGCTTGCTGTGCATGTTACCACGTAGCTGTCGGACCCGACGAGGTGTCTCGTGCGAGCGTTCGAGACGCGCTCTACCGTATATGTAGTGCTGCAGCACCTGGACTAGTGAGACTGATTGCGCATCCACTCACCCCGATTTCACGAATTAAACACGAACTCGGCCTTGCTTTCCACCCCGGAATGGTATTACCAGTCTCCTCTGTTATGAGACTCACCGGTTTCTTAGTCGCGCAGGCACTGGACTTACTCGAATCAGGACACCTCCTTGCTCAGCCTTACATGTATATCTGCTGTGATGACACGTCAGAGTACATTACAACTGTTCGATTCATGACAGCGTGTACCACATACGTAATACTCTCAAATATGACCGGTTCGACCAAGCTTCGCAAACACATTAACCGGCTTAAAAACGCCGAAATACAGGGCATGATCTCCGGAGGACGCCCTGCTGC